CCGCGGGTGGGGGGGGGGCGATTTTCAATAGCAGCCCTTCATGGATGTCGGGAGCGGTCGTCTACTCGGGGGGGACGGCTCGTCTCGGGAGCTACGCGGATGGGGGAATGGCCCTTAGCCCCCAAATCGCGCATATAGCGGAGGACGGGCCAGAAGCCGTACTGCCTTTGGAGAAGCTCCGCGCGCTTGCCACTTCGTTTGCTGGCCCGGTTGAGATCCCACGCGCCCGGGCGACTGAGGGCGCGCGCGGGGACTCTGGAGAACGAAAGGGCGACCTCATAATCCAGGTCTCGGGGCGAGAAATCGCCAGGGTAGCGATGGCGGAAATTGTGCGGGGCGGTCGCACTGTGGGCGCCAAGGTACGAGGTTGAAATAATGGAAACATTCATACGCAACGATTTACACGGCCCGGAGGGAACCGACCTCGGGACCGCCATATTAGCGAATTTAAACACCGATATGGAAACTATTGATAACAGTCTCGCTAAGGGAAACTGGGGCGCAGTGGTTGACCCTGTGGTTGGCGACGACGTTCTAGACGGGTATGCCATCGGGTCGCTTTGGATGAATGTTGCCGCCCATCGACTCTATATATGTGAGAGTGCGTCGACGGGGGCCGCCGTATGGAGGATTGTATGGGAGCCATACCCCGGCTGGATCGCGGAGACTGTCGAAACGTGGACCTACGCGGGAGCGGATGCGCCATCGTTTACTTTTACGATCACAGGGGACCACACAACCAAGTATTTCCCTGGTATGAAAATATGCCTAACCAATGCCACAACCAAATACTTCATCATAACAAAAGTAGCATACAGCGACCCAAGCACAACCATAACAATATACGGTGGCACGGACTACGTTTTGGTTGATGCGGCGATCACTGCCCTCTATTATTCCGTCGCGCGGGCTCCCGTTGGATTCCCGATGCAGGCGGAAAAGTGGAGCGTCATCGTTGTCTCGAACGACCACGTGACCCAAGCGAACCCCGTCAACGGCACAAAATACAATCTTGGCGGACTTGGTATTTCCATCCCAATTGGGGCGTGGCGTTTGTCATATATGGTCGAAGCCCATGTGACCCGCTCGGTCGCGGGAGAAGTCGCGGTCTATGCCACGTTGTCTAGTGCGGCCGATACCGAAAGTGACATTACAATGACTTGCGCGGTTTACGCGACCCCGTTAACGGGAACATTGGTAACGGGGTATCGTACTAAATTAGTAACCGTTACCACGAAAACCGCGCAATACCTCAACGCGTATACTAGTAAGGACGACCAAACGCTTATTGGGTTCCTTGGGAATCAAACAACTACATTAATTGTTGCCGAGAGTGTGTATTTATGAGCAGCCCTACCTCCCTCTTGATCGAGGTTGGGGGTTCGCCCTTGTACGATGGCCTGACATGGGATGATGTTTTCCCGGATAATGTCGGTTGGGTTGACCAGGGTGGTGTTTGTCTCGGGATAGCCGCATTGAGCAGTCATTTGGTGTATGCCATTTCGGCAGCGGGCTACCTTTGGGAGTACGTGGGCGGGGCATGGTCCCAGTTGGATGCTTCGCTCACGATAACACATGTCAGCGTCGCTAGCGACGGGACGGTATACGCGGTATCCGGTGGCGTTCTCAAGCGGTGGACCGGGGCGGGGTGGACGAATCTCACGGGGACAAATCTCGTATCCATCGCGGCAGCATCCTCCACGACCGCATACTGTGTAACTTCTGCGGGATCGATTTACAAACGCACTACTAGCTGGGTCCTTGTGTCCTCGTCTCCCGCGATAACAAAGATTAGTGTAGCGGCGGACGGGACGCTGTGGGCCACGCAAACGTCTGATGGGGCGCTGCTCAGGTGGAATGGTGCGGCTTGGGTCTCGGTCGGGGGTGTGTGCAAAGAGCTGACTGGATTGAATGCCACCACTGCTTACGTTATCGGAAACGATGACCACCTATGGCAGAATACAAGTGGGAATTGGAGCATGATAGACGGTTCACTTCCGATCGGGAAAGTCAGCGTCGCCCCAACCGGTGTGGTGTTCGCTCTCAAACTCGTAGATAATACATTGACGCGATGGGGTACGCGTACCTGGGAAGATGGGGTTCCGGCCGCTTACCTGAGCGCATTCATCGGATCGAATAGCGGGATATCACTCTCCACATTCTCATTAGAAGATGCAGTCGGGGAGCATTCCATATGTTCCCTTACCGCGATCTCAACCGGGCTGGGATTCGAAAAGGGACAGAATGTAGTTGTTAGAGACGATACATGTCAAGTTATCTTTGGTGGGTTCGTCGATAGTGTGATCACAACCCCCCTACCGGGAGCAAGCGGGTATTTTTTTCACGACATGTCTATATCGGACTGGCATTACCTAGCCCAGAAGCGATTAGTTTACTTCGCGCTAGAGCATCCCAGGATAGACGAGGCGGTTGCTTATATTTACGATAATTATTTATATGCCGAAGGTGTCAGGATGGGGTACGTTGAGACTGGCGAGACAGTCGAGCAAACCGTTTTTTCGTACATTCCAGCGTCCGAATCTCTGGATCGACTAGCTGAATACTCCGGCTCAGTTTGGTTCATCTCATCTGATAGAAAATTGTACTTTTATTCACGGGATAAGTATAGTGCCCCGTTTATACTCACAAAGTCGCATATGGCGGGTGAAGTTCCCGAGCTGACGAATCAGTCAGTCGAATACCGAAACAAACAATTCATCCGCGGAGGACAAGATAAAACGGATCTACAGACCGAAGAATTCGTTGGGGACGGTCATCAGAGGACGTGGACTGTCTACTATCCGATTGGAGAACCGCCCTCTGTCTGGGTGGACGGGGTTCCCCAGGTGGTCGGCGTTTTCGGGGAAAGTGGGGTGGATTTCATCTGGAGCAGTGGGAGCAACCAAACAACCCAGGACACCGCGGCCTCCCCTATTTCCGATGGTCTGGTGATCCGAGTAGAATATATTGGCCTGTATAATATCATGGCCGTGACCAGTTCCCCATATGAGATCTATTCTCGCCAGATATTGGAAGGGGTGGGGAGCGGAACTGTTGAGTGCATCGCAGACGAGCCTTATCTATCCACGAAAGACGCTGCGATAGAGCGCGCGATGGCTCTAATCGATCGGTATGGAAAAGTTGGTAGGAAAGTCGCATTCAAGACGAGGACCAGGGGGTTAGCCTGCGGGCAACTTCTGGAGATCGATATAGCGGAGTTGGGGCTGACGACCACCGCCCCATTCCTCATCACTCATATCGAGCTACTGGATCAGGGGGGGGCACTATTCTATCAGATCGAAGCCTGTGAAGGGCCCGTGGAGGAGAGCGTCGTCGCGGTATTCGCGCGGATGATGGGGAAAAAGGACGTGACCGTCCTACGCGATGAAGGCTCACTCACAAGTTCTCTCATCGGGCTCTATTCATTTTACAAATTGTGGGACGTCGGCGAGAATCCGAACATATTTGATGAAGTCTTCGCGGGAGACGCTACCTTTGCGTCCACGCCGGATTGGCCTTGTTTCGATCCGGGTGACCGGCTGAAGTATGTTGTTCTGGAGGATGCCGTGGGCAATGAGCTGGTCCGGAAATATCGCACATCACAAACAGCTGATGCGGATTCGATCGCTACTATAATTAGCGTGGGATATGACGAGGGGATAGGTAGCATCGCGAAGGCGTCGTTGTGGGGGGGCAACTTATGTAGTGCAATCACCGACTCCGGAATAGAACTATCTGCTCATACATGGAGCAAAGTCAAAACCGGGCTGGAGAGCTTGCAATTGGAATTCCTAGATGATAAGTGGTGATTTGGTGACATACGTTACAACATATTGGCATGAGGGCGGCATGTCGGAGGCACAAAAACTCACCGCTCTTAACAACATGGAGACACAATACGACGAAGCGATAACACTATTCAGCGCACACGTCCACACTGACAGATATTACACCGAGGCACAATGCAACGGAGGCTTCTTCACACCAGCCAATGACGGGGCCGGATCTGGATTGGTTTGCGAGACGCTAGATGGCTACACTGCCCAGCAGATCATCGATGCCGGCGTCCCGTCGAAGGGGGTCGGGTGGTGGTACGGGACTGAGGAAAGCGTCCCGTCTGGATGGGCAATTTGCAATGGCTATAGCGGAACCCGAAACCTCATCGACCGGATGCTCGTGGGGGTGGGAAGTGCCTACTCGGTTGGTGATCAGGGAGGGATAGCCAGCGTTACCCCAACGTCCGCGAGCCTTGAGATCGGCACACACGCTCTGGTAGTCAGCGAGCTGCCTTCACACACACACGATTATACTGATTGGTATAATAATGCAGGCGGTGCGATGGGGGGGGATAATAACAGCCCTAGAAACGGGCCCGTGGCGCACAACGATATCACGACCGATGCAGGCGCGTCAAATGCACACGGCCACCCGGGTAGTACCTTTTCGGGATACGCTGCTACGAACTTGCCACAATATACGGCGCTTCTTCCAATCATGCGGTTGGTGATTTAATGATATACATAAAATTGTTATGGGAAGCGGACACGCTTCTGTCGGCGCTAAATCTCAACCACATAGAGACGCAACATCAGATAGCAAGCGATCTGGTGTCGACACACACACACGATGATATTTATTACACACAAACACTCGCGAACGTGACATTTTTCCATTCATATCTTCCGGAATTTATGGGGTCGGGATCGGGGTTCGATGCTGACATGTTGGATGGCATCCACGTGGCTGATCTCCTGGGTCTAGCCCTCCCACAGAAGGCTATCATGGCCTGGAGCGGCACTGATGGGGACGTGCCGTCCGGGTGGGCGATCTGCAATGGCCAGACGGTCGGGGTGGTCACAACCCCGGATCTACGCGACTGTTTCGTGGTCGGGGCCGGTGGAAGCCTTGCATATAATGAGATTGGTGGGGTGTCGCTCGTCACCCCAACAGCCGCACCCGGCGTCGCGGATCATGTGGTAACAGCCGATGAACTGCCCGCACACGGCCACTCATGGACGGACAATTATAACGGTGCCGGCTCCGGGACGTGGGGGGGACTCACTGTCAGCAAGCCGGTGCTATCCACCTCAACCACAGTCCGGGCGACTGACCCCGCGGGTGGGGGGCTCGGGCACGGTCACGAAGGAGGGTCAATCACACTGAATGAGCAAAACAACTTGCCACCATATTATGCACTATACTTTATAGAAAAGGTGGTCTAATGGCTTATGCAAAAACGACATGGGTAGCCGGGACGGCACTCACATTGGCAAGAATGAATAATGCAGAAACGCAATACGATGAGTTTCTGCTAACTTTCGTTGGCCACAATCATAACGCTGATTTCTACACAATCGCGGAGATGGAAGCGACGTTCTGGGGGACCATGAACGACGGCGCGGGCTCCGGGGCCGACGCCGATATGATCTACTGGGCGTCCGGAGATCTTCACGCCGCGGACCTTGGAGGGCTTGGAGTTCCCAGTGGACTCATTATTATGTGGCCGGAAGCCGTCCCCCCAGACGGATGGTATATATGCGATGGAGCGAACGGGACGCACGACTTGCGAGACCGATTCATTATCTCTGCAGGGAGCCTATATGATCCGGCGGAGATTGGGGGGACTGATTCGCAGACGCCCACGGGTGCACTGGGGGTCGCTAACCACGCCCTTTCGGCCGCGGAGGTAAAGGGGCACCAGCATACGTTGGTGGACTTCTACGCGAATATTGGGAGCTATGGGACATGTTCGACATACGGTACTTCGGGGTGCGTTCAGGCGGTCGCACCCGCCCGAGACGCGATTACCGCGGACGGCCCCGGAGCTGGGGCATCGCATGGTCATCCCGGCTCGACGATCGCCGGTGATCCATACGAAAACCGACCTCCGTTTAGAGCGGTGTATTTCATACAAAAAGCTTAAATACCCCGGAGAATGGGTAATGAACGTGATCATATGGACCAGATAACAGCCGATCAGGTAATAACCGCATACGAGATCTTCCTCCAGTGCGAGGAGGAAGTCTATAATAGCTCAGAACGTAAGATTCGGATGACCACGCTGATAGATGCAAAAGCGCGGGCAATCCAGGCAGAACTGGAGGGCGCCCCTCCCGCGGTCATCTCCCGCAATATAGCGGCGAAACTCGTAGACGAATCTCAGCTCTTGCGGGAGGCAGATGAAAGTGAGCGGCTGGCCCGCCATGACGCGCGGGTGGCTGCGATCCGAGTAGATATGCTCAACCACCTGATCACCCTCCAAAGCACCGCAGCAAAGGGGGGTTAGACAGCGTCGAATACGCTATCCGTTATGAAGTACTTCCCCCCCTTTCGTGGGAGTAGGGGGTACTCCCACACCTCCTCTAATCTGATGCCTATCTTTTCGGCTTGAAAAGCGGCATATACCGCGGAAAACGGGACGATAGCCGCGGTATTCCCCCCCTTTTTTCGGACTTCGATAGCCAAATAGCCCCGTCTACCCGTTTTTCGGAGCCATATAGCTTCCCGATCGAGTTGATGTCCATCCGCCGTGGTATTAAAATTCGATGTAAAATATATGCATTTTGCGCGATCTCCTAACACACTTTTACATTCTATCGCAGAGTACCATTTCCGACTCGCGCTATCAATGACAACATCGAATTCCTGTGGCTGAAACCGGGATTGCTTTCGCCGATATGCCATAGCCGCTATACTATTCCCCATGAAAAATGTTTCGAACGCGTGGACTAAATCGCGTTCGAACTTACTGCCCCCAGCGCCCATGGACCACCTAATGGGACTCCCCATCGATCATGTCCGCCGAAACCTCCTGATAATCCCGATATGCGTCCTCATGAAACTCCGCGGGGCGCAGGGGTAGCGGAAACCCACGACTTCAGTCGTGGGTCGTTGACATATCTTACGGATGGTTTCTGCCCCCTCCTTCTCATCAGGAGAGACGGCCTGAGGGCGACCCGTGATCAAATCTTTCAGCACTTCACTTATGATCGGATATCGCATTTCCCAGCCAATCCCACCTGGTAGAGTGCATGCCAGCCGCTCGATATCATCGCTGATGGGCTCGACCACAGGGCCACGTATGTAGACAGGCACGCCCAGGATCGCCTCACACCGAGCAGCCACTCCACGCGCGACCGCTTTATCCTCGATCGCTCCCA